TCTGGCGTGGGCCTCATGCTTGCCTCGCAGCGTTCTGCATTGCCTGAAGCGTTTCCATGGCCCGGAAAATCTGCGGCGTTGAATGGGGCGGAAGCGTCCACACGGTATGCGGTAGCAGGGCAGAATCCATGACCATTACCGCTTCGCCGCGCTCTGCCATCCGGCGCAGCGCCTGGACGGTGGTATCGTTGCTCGATCCGAGGGCTTCCGCGATCTCCCATACGGTCGCGCCGTGCGGCTGGTCCGCGAAGAACTCGACGATCCGGGGCTTGAGTTGGCGACTCATGCAGCCTTCCTCGATCCGCGGAAGCTGTCCCAATCGAATGCCACCCAGATGCCGCCTTCGCGCAAACGGTCGAAACTACGTTCGCCTAGAAATTCCTTCATCCCCTTGGCACCCAGATTCGTCAGTAGGATCGTGGGCATCAGATCGCGATAGCGGCGGTTCAGCACGTCGAACAGAATTACCTGTTCGCCATCGGTGCCATACTGGACGCCGATTTCGTCGATAACTAGCAGCCCGACAGAGGTCAGGTCATTCAACACGGCGACTTCCGACATTTCCGAATCGCGGCGCCACGTATCGCGTACCATGCGGATCAGGTCCAAAGCGTTGATGTAGAGCGCCGTGCTCGACTTCATGACGACCATCGCCGCCGCCAGCGCAAGGTGGCTTTTGCCCGTGCCTGGCTTGCCGGAAAAGATCACCGTCGTGCCGCGCTCGGCGTGGCCGGCGAACTCACTGGCGAACTCGACCGCGACCGACAGGGCCTGCCGCTTCGGCTCGGTGTCGGCGACGAAGTTGTCGAACGTACGATCGCGGAAGCGTTGGGGAATGCCCGACATGCTCAGGCGCTGCTCCATGCGTCGCTGGCGATCGGTCTCCGCTTCTTCGACCCGGCGCTTTTCTTCGGTCACGCGGTGCTGCTCCGCACATGTCGGGCAGCCGGACCAGAAGACCTTGTTGCGCAGGATCGGCATGTCCGTGCCGACAGACTCATACGCGCCGTGCTGTTCGCACATGGCAGATTTCGTATGCTTTGTTGCCTCAAAAACTGCCGTCATCGCTCACCCCATCCCGGTAGTCGATTTGATCGAAGCCGCTATGGCGGCCTTGTTTCGATGTTGGAACCAGACTCAAAGGCTTGGCGCTCAACCACTTCGCCTCGAATCCACCCCAACCCCGTTTGCAGCATGTCAGCAGAGCATCGTTCATCGATATGCCTGCTTTCTTCGCTTCCTCCATTACTCCCTCAAAAGCGGTTTCCGTAGGAGCGAGGCGCTTTTCCTTGCGTAGCCTCAGCCAATCCCTTGCAACTTTCGGATCGACTCCGAGAGATACGAGATGCGCATGCGCATCGAAGCGCGAAGCGCGTGTGTTTTTAGGTTTTGTAGTTGTTTGGTTATTGGTTATTGGTTCTTGGTTAGCTTCTGATCCGGTTTCCGATGGGTTAGCACTGCTAACCGGATCGGAACCGACAAATAACCCGCTGGGTTTTTCTTGGTTTCCATTTGCTTTCTTGGGACGACCACCAAGCTTCCCGTTTTCCTTGGCAATGTCAGCCTTGAGGCGGTAATCCGCGATGACGCTTTCGCATCGCTCATGCTCATATCCGGTGTCCGTACGCACGAACTTGTACTTCAAAATGTCGGCCACAATCCCTCGCTCTTCATCGGATCGCACGCCAACTTCACGACACACCACCTCCAGATCGAGCGGGAGCGGCTGCTCCTTGTCGTAATAGACGTCGAGCAGGTCACGATAGATCCAACGCTCGACGCGCGTCATATTGACCGTGCCCGAGCGGAAATCTCCGATGTGGTGCGGGTAGTGATTCACTGTTCCAAGCCTTCCGTTACCGCCAGTTTGCAATCAGATAAATGCCGAGCGCCACCAGGCAGACTGCCAGCGCAACTACGCAAGCAATAAAGCGCGAGACTTTCATGCGACTTCCGGCTCGCAATGTGTACAGATGAAGTCGAGCGGGTTGATGCGGAAGTGCTCGACTTCGCGTTCCGTCAGCCAGTCGCCTTCGATGCTGTGATCCTTCTGTGCGCCGAGGTATCGCGTATAGCGCTGGCGGGCCGTGTCGATTACAACCAGGGCGAGGCGCTTGGGGTTTGTCACGATGCTCATGCCGTTCTCCGTAGCGTTAGTACTACTATTTAGGGTTAGGGCGCCGGCCGGTCCGACCGGCGCTTGCTTCAGTGTTTCTGGTCCTGCTGTGACCGGAGAATTAGATGGCCTGCCAACGCGAAAGCCGTCATCAATTCCGGATCGGTCCCTGCCTTTGCTTCCAACTCCCGTTCCAACGCGTTTTTTTCATCCCCCACCCGCTTCCGGGCGTCCTGTACAGCCTTTCGGCTAATCTGGAGCGCCTCGCCTTCCGTCATGTCATAGGCCCCTCTGAGTAGTGATTACTTCTTCCATGAGAGTGAGCATGGCCATACGGGCCAGCCACTGAGACAAAGCACGGTTCCCAACTTCTCGTTCAAACTCTGCGATGTAGCGAGCTGGCAAATCCTGGCGGGGCTTGCCATGTCGGTCGACCGGTTCACGGTTGAGCATGTTCGACATGTGCGAGCCCTTGATCTCGAGCTTTTCTGCCAGCGTTCTTTGCGTCATGCCGCGAAGTGCCCGGTGTTCCCACGCGAGGCAAACGGCATCACGGAAAGATGCGCAGGCGGCGATTGCCTCCTTCGGAAGAAAGCGCGCGGACGAAGGAGTAAATCCGCGCGGATCGGCCTCTAAGGCGTGTGCAGCGGCCCTGTTCGGCGTTTGTTGAATCTGCATTGGTTGGTCCCCGATAGTTAAATATGACTGGATTCCGACTGGAATTACGACTGGAATCCGGCGCTAAATGAAGGGGTCCAAAGACCCCCGAGAAAAACTTGAAACCGAACTACTTAATTCTGCGTATCACCTTCATCCAGATCGCCGCCGACCGGAGGCTGTGCATCGTCGCTGGCCGCGCTGTCATGCATGACGCCGTTTCCTTGAAATTCGCTATCCGCGATAGACTGGGCCGAGCTGCGGATGTAAGCCCAGTCAACATCGGGGCGAAGGTTCTCGACGCGAACCGCGCCCTTGGAAGCCTTCTCGATTTCGATCGCCAACGACTCGGCGCAGCGGCGTTGTTTGTAGGCGATCTGCCAGAGATAGGCGACGGACGTGCCGACCTGAGCGGCGAACGCATCGCGCTCCGCTTTGCTCAGCGCTTTGAAGTAGGTGTGAAAGGTATCCATGGCTGTAACGATAGCATTTGCTCTCGCACAGCGCAAGCACTTGCTCGCAAAACAATAGGATTTGCTATCACAGCAAATGCTAGTTTTCGGTTTTAATGCCACCATGGACATCGATGCATACCGCCGGGCGCGGCTACAGGAGCTGGTAGACAAAGAAACGGGCGGCAATGTCGCAGCGTTCGCGCGCGCGCACCCTTTAGCGGTGGACGCAACAAGATTGAGGCAGATGCTCAGCCCGACTTATCGGGGCGGCGCCGGGTTCAGGGAGGGCGCAGCGCGCAAGCTTGAGAAAGCACTCGGGCTACCAGATCTGTATTTCGATTTTGGTATCGAGAGCGCACTTGCGTCCAAGCACGGCGCCGGCCTATTTGATAAGCCGATCAGCGACCCAAATGGTGGCGTAATTAAGCAAACGCCTACACAGCACCGGCATAATCTGAGCGAACAGGATCTCCCACATCCAACCGAAGAAGAGTTCGCTTTCGTGCCCCAATTAGATATGGCAGCCGCTTGTGGAGACGGACGCTTTGAAGACCACGTCGTTGTAAAAGGCGGCTTGGCCTTCAAACGGTCCAGTTTGCGCGATTTCGGCGTTCCGGAGCATGCCGCCCGGATTATTTACGCAACTGGCGGCAGCATGGCGCCGACCATCCAGGACGGGCGCGTTGTCCTGCTCAACCTTGCCGACACAGAGCCTCGAGACGGAAAGATCTTCGCGATCTGCAAGCCTGATGACGGCTTGGTCTTGAAGCGTTTGATATGGGACTTCCATGCGTCCATGGGACGGCAGACCTGGATAATGCGCAGCGATAATCCCGACAAGATCGCTCACCCCGATAAGGTCTTGCCGCCCGACGATCGTACGATGATCGCCGGCCGCGCCGTGTGGACGGATAGTTTGCTTTGAGGCGGGAAGATATGTCGGAAAGCGATGTTGAAGGGAGGCTTCGGCGTGCGCGAGCAGCGCTTACGGCCTATGGAGTCGGAATGCGCCAGTTGGCGCGAGTCGCCCAGGAAATTGCGGAGCCGATCCGGTCAAGAATGAAGCGCGAAGATTCT